ACCTGTCCACATCGTAAAATGTTTTCTTTGAATGATCTTTGGGTTATCCTCAAAGAATATCTGAAGAACATTGTAACCCAATCCAAAAGCGTGATTTGAGATCTTACTTAAGAATGTTGTTTTTCCAACACCGGTGGGTGCCAAAATAACACCGATTTCACCCTTTGCTAAACCACCTTTCATAAGGTTATCTATACCTGGAACACCTACCGGAATTGGGTGTCTGTAATCATCATTTAATACATCGTCCAGATCACTAAAAACATCGTTTGTACCTGTTTCAATTTCACCAACCTGTAGTGCGCCTCTAACCATTTCTTCTAAGTGATCATAACTTTCAAAATCACCTTTATCAATGATGTTCTGTGCTTTTGACATCACCTTTTGTAATTCTTGTTGTTTGCAGAATTTCAAAGACTTTTCTTGTACAAATGTGTGACCTGTTTCAGGCGCATCTTTTATGTCTGAGATAGTGTCAATAACCATTTTTCTCGCCATATGTGATGTTACTTCTGACTTGGCAATCTGTTCTAAAGTATCATAAGAAGGTGTATGTTCGTACTTCTTATAGTACTCTTTGATCATCTGTACGATCAACTTGAAATATTGATTGTCAAAATATTTTGGTTCTATGACATCAATAATTGAATTTGAAAAATCTTTGTATAAAATGATGTTGTTTATTAGTTGTAATTGAAATGTATTTCCGAGGTATCCGAAGTTCTTTTCTGTTGACATATATTCTGAGTTTTATTCGTTTGTGTGAAATATAAATATGCCTAAACTAAACTATGTTCAAGATATTTCGTTGTAAAATTTTCACCTGAAAAAATGTCAGTCAGGTCTTTAAGTAGCTTTTTTAACTGTGGGCGGACATCTACGGTATATCTTACCTTCGGAGGGTATACTTTCGCATCTAGTCCTCTCTGACAAATTGTCTCATCTCCAATCTTAATTGTTAAGTAAAAATACTCAGGACCATCCGTATTTGCCGTATCCAAAACTGTTGGATCTTCAATAATTTGATGATAATTGTCCATCATATAAACTAATGTTTTTTCCCTCAAATAATCTTCAAATACTGTAGTAAATTCTTTGATGGTTTCTTGTAATTCTAAGCTTCTACGAGCAACAGAATTATACCCCTTAACATTGAAGAATCTCTGTACTACAATGTTGTCATTCAAAGTTAAAATAAACTCCAATTTGGTTAGATTTTTTTTGTCTTTCATAATTTACGTTTTTTTGTTTTAAATCTACGTTTTTCACTTCTTGTTAATTTCATAAATGGTGTTAGAAAATTTACCCAAGCGTTATCATATTTACCCAAGTATTTAAAAATACCATCTTCTCTCATAAGTCTCATTAAGTTCTTATATCCCCTGTTTTCAGGGTCAATATCTTCTTCGTAATAAGACTTTATTGTTTGTTTGGACTCATCATCCAAAAGAGGGTTAGAAAGGTCCACAAGTCTTTTATTTACCTCAAAGAACTCATCACCAAAAACACCTTTTCTTGTTTTTCCTGATAATAAGTTCATCAATGCCCTATTACCTTTGTCTTCACTTAATAACCTCTCAGCCTTTTCTAAAATATCCTCAATTTTTATGACATCATCAACTAATTCAGGAAATAATTTTACAAAAGTTTTTTCACCCAAATATTGTATACCGTCAATATTATCTGATTTATCTCCCGATATTGTTTTAAAAACCGCAATGTTTTGGTGAGGAATAGAAATGTGGTATAAATCTATTTTATCACCGTACTTATAATACTTTTTCTTACTTGGAGAATATATCTGAACATTTTCAGATATTAATTGGGTGAGATCTTTATCTGAAGAAAAAATTGTAATTTTCTCATCTTCAGCAATCTGACAATAGTATGCAATTGCATCGTCACTCTCAGCCCCATCTATTTCAACCTGACGAATAAACATCTCTTCCAAATATTTTCTAATTCGGAGATTTTGCCATTCATAAGATTCTTTCTTTTGTGGATTAAGAGTTTCTTTTCTATTGGATTTATATTCAGGATAAAATAATCTTCTTTGGGAAGAGTTATCCACTCCGTCCCAAAAGACAATAACTTTATTAAAGTTATGTTCCTCAATAAATCTTCTTATGGTGTTTACGAAGTGATAGATTGCACCAATGTGCTTTCCTTCGTGATAGTATTCTCTAACACCGTGAAAACCAATTTGAAACAAATTATTTCCGTCAACCAATAGGGTTTTTGTCACGACTGACTTGATTCAGATTCAACTTCTTTTCCTTCTTCCGATACTACCAAATTAAAGTCACCTTCAATTCCAATGATTTCTTTCCAATAATCAGAATTTTCCGTTTTGTAACCTTCAATTGATTTCTTTTCTTCTGCACTGTCTTTACCAGAAAGAAATCCGTGTGCCGTCACAATAATCTTTCCGTCCTCATAACCAAGTCCGTTGATATGGTTTTTTAAAACAGAAACTTTTGTTCGGGTTGCAAATTTAACCTTTCTTTTGTTTTTAACAGCAGAAATTTTTGTGGTTCCCGCATTTTTTTGATTTCCAAATAAGAAAACCAAAGATGAATTCAACCAAATTGATTCACCACCTTTCGCCTTAATTTTTGGTTGACCAAAAGGATTATCAGGTATTTCAACCCAAGGTTGATTAACAATAACCAAAGTATTTTCATATTTTGATGTGGATTTGCGAGAACCCGAAATTCTTTGATTAATACCCATACCTATTTTATCCGCCAAAACTGCGGCGTTATGTTGTTTACCACCTTTTCCATCATATGTCATTTTACAAGGAACTGATCCAACAGAATCCCATAAAAATAAAAGATCATATGGTAAATCACCTTTTTCTTGTGCATCCAAAAGTTCATTTATGTAATCGGTGATTTGCTCAATATAACTGAAGTCATTATTAAAAATAAAAAATCCATCCCATTCAATCTCACCCGTTTCTTGATCAACCATCTCCTCACATTCAAAACCCATAAGTTTAGCATGTTCAAAAGACCACTTTTGTTCCGTGATAATAAAAACAGGTAATACATCATTCTGTTGTGCCCAAACAGCACTCTTAACTAATGCGGTTGTCTTTCCCGTATCTGAATGACCCAAAAACATATTTAAATGACCAATTGCCGGACCAGGTAAACCCACCGCATCCAAAAACACCTCTCCCAAATCAATAAATCTCTGATTTTTGTATTTGGCACTCGCAGAAAACTTTTTCTTAATTGAGTTAAATTCTTTTTTCTTAATTGACATATCTTCAAACAATAAAAATGGTGCAGACATCGCCTGCACCATAAGTTAATTTTAATTAGAAAGGTAATTCATCATCCACATCTTGATAACTTTGTGGATCCTCATCCTCAGACTCTGAAGAAGAAGAACCTCCAATTACCGATTGCGATTCTTCACCATATACGAATTTTTTCAATTCACTATCCCATACAGGAACCTCTCCTTGTGCTACCGCCTCCAAATACTCAACAGGTTTTTTAGCATATACATCATTCCATGTTAACTCATCTGCTAACCACTCATCCATCAGTTCTTTTTCTTCGTGAACAGGACAAGGATCATCATACATAACAGTTTGAACTACAGTATACTCAATACCTTTTGGTGTTTTTGCTTTAGCAAGTTCAATAATAAGATCACGACCTTCTTGAGGATCAGTGATATCACCTTTTGCCCTCCAAATTGGAATAATCTTATCCAAAATACCTTCTTGCTTGTAATTGTCTTTAAATCTCCAAAACTTAGGTCCGTGATCTTCGTTTTCACGATCAATTAGTTTTACAATATAAAACTTACGAGGACGGTATTGCATCGCCAATTTCTTGTCCGATTCTTTACCTGTTGACATCAGTTCTTCATAAACTTCAGACAAAGGAGAACGTTCTCCATCATTTTTACCGGGATCGTACAACTTAGTCCATTTTCCGTCAATCTGAACCTCGTGATACCATACCTCTTTGAAAGGTGATGTACCATCTGAAGTTGGAAGAATACGGACGCGTTTTTGTCCTGATTTACTACCTTTTGGTAAATAAGTTGTGAAATACCGCTTTAAACGGTCTTCTTGTGACATTGCACCATTTGATGATGCACGTTGGGTGTTTTTCTCGTACTGAGATAAAACAGAATCCAGTGTTGTTTTAGACATAATTTCTCATTTTTACTCGTTAATATTTGTTCTTATACACAACAAAAATATAAACAAATAAAAGATTATGTCAAATGTAAATTATAATTCTTCAAAGGGTTTGTCAAAACTTTTTGCAATGTCTGATTCAGAATAATTTTCAACATCATCTGAAGTTAACACATACTCATTTTTACCCGATGCCTCTAATTCATTTTCTTTATCCTGAAAAAAATCCGTAAGTTTCTGATTATAAGGATAACTATCCAAACTTCTCAACTGAAGTCTCTCCGTTGGTGTTTTTGGTTTCATTTTCTCAACCTTCTGTTCCAAATCATTAATCTTCATTAATATTTTATCCATATCCTCTAACTTGTTTGTTAAAGAATCCAATTTTTGGAACATAGTGTCCATATATTCATCCTGTTTGTCTGAAATATTTTTTTGAGTTGTAACTAATTCAGTAACGTCTAATTCTTCTGTTGATGCTGACTCACCACCCATATCAGGTGTTTCTTCAGTAGATTCTTCATCATCTACAATTTCTACATCAGGATCTGATTCTACATCAATAGGTTCAGGAATTTCTTCCGCACCTTCATCAGACGCAACATCCATTTCACCACCTTCTTCAGGTGTATCCTCATCAGGTACTTCACCTAATCCCTGTTCATTTAAATAACTAGAGATATTTTGATATCTACTAATTTCATCTAATATTTTTTTCTCTATTGACATTGTAATATTTTTAACCATTTAAAAGGGACTTTACTCCCTGTGGCGTTTCAACTTTAAGAGTTCTGTTAATTTGTTTTGAATTATCATATCTCTCAATTAATCCGTCTCTCATTCTAACGGTATAACAATCACCAGTATCTAAGTCACAAACTTCTTTGTAACCTTCACCCATATCTCTCTCGGTGATTCTGGTATCTTTTTTTAAAAAATTATCAAGTAACGTTTTAGTATCCATGCTTTTTTATATATAAATATATCCAAATTCAATAAATTTTCAATTTTTTATTAAATTAGTTCTCGTATTGTATTTTTAAAGTAACGTTTTGCACGAGTAATTTGATTATTAGTAGTGGTAATTGACTGATTATAAGGATTACCTTCAACCCATACCTGATACCATAATTGTGCCAAATCCTCAGATACATCATCTTCTGCATTTTGAATATTCGGATTATTGTCTCTTATTAGATTTAAATATGTACTGAATTTTGAATTCATATATCTAATTGAATCTGTAAAATCATCAAAAGAAACATAAAAGTCATTTGACCCATTCACACTGTAATTTGTATATTCACTGATATATGAAGATAAATTACCACCAGGTTTTTGATAATTACCCTCATACGGTTTAATGTTGTAAATGTTATTATTGTAAACATTTGATAATTCATTACAATCCTCACGAGAACATTTCATTAATTTTGCAGTACCCAATAAGAATATTCTTGTTATTAGACTATAACCACCAATAGATGAAGTTATTCCTGATATAGGAACCGTAGTTAATACTGTATTAACCTTTTCAACACCTTGATCGGGATCTGTAAACCAAGCATCTTCAGGTGCCGCAATCTCTTGTGCTTGTATTGCGGTATTTTCATCAACAGAGTTTTCATTCGTACCACGAGTATTTGATTTGATATCTAAGTTTCTTAATCTTTCCTGATACCTTTTAACCAAATCCAAATTTACACTAGCAGCTTGCTTATCAATATTCTTTAATACAAATTTAGGAACCCTAATTCCATCAAATTGAGTTTCAAAACTACCAGGCCCAATAGTATGATTAACATTTAAAATATAATAAGGTCCCCTAAACATCGGAACATATCTCAAATTAAAATACATTGTTGGTTGAATCTGAGCATTACCGATAGTTCTTATACTTGCAGTATATGTTAGACTTTGATAATATTGATACAATGATTGTGATTGTTGACTCACTTTCTTTCCACCCGCTTCACTACCCATACGGGCAAGTACATCATATACAGGTGCCGCATTTTTGTGTGTATTCATATCAATATCCAAATCTTTAAATACCCCTTGATTTGGAACTCCAAAATCCACAGTAAAACCAACACATCTGTTGGAAGCCGCAGGATCACCCGTATTTTCCGAAACAACACCATTACCATTCGGTACCGATAAATCAAATGCATCATTTGCAAATACATAATTTGGATTATCGGGTTGATCCAAATATTCTGAAGGTTTTCCGACATAAATTAAAAGAATTTTAGGTCGGGTATCAACAGTTTCAACTTCCATATGTGTTCCGAATAAATCATTGGCGAGATTTTCAATTCTATTTGGTTCTGAACCTGAAACTCTTCCTGGTAAACCATAAAAGTTGGTATATGTTGGAAGGGGCATATAGGTCATATTGGTATTTTCAATTAACGAACCCACCAAACTATACAATGAAGTTGAATCTCTTTTTACTTTTAAGTAATTTCTGAGATCATTTATATTGATGACTACTTTATCTCCAATATCACGATTGGCTCTATCTAAGAACAAAAAGTCTTCAAATAATGTTCTTCTTTTAAAATCTTGACCTGCAACCCACTTATCATTTAATAACTTAAGATTATAATAAATTTCAGTTTTTATCTCATCGCTATCAACAGAAGATTTTTGTATGTTTTCTGATTCTTCAATTATTACACTCGGTAATGTATTTGATTTTGTTAAAATATTATTTAATAAACTTCTTTGAAGGTTGGTTTTGTTTCCAACATAATTATTAAATAAATCTCTAAAGTCATCTGAAGTTAAGTTTGAGTTTAACTTTCTTTGTGTAATATATATTTTTATAATTTTTTCAAAGTTTCTAACATTTGCCGCAGTAAAATCAATATTGAAATTAATGAAGAAGTCCGTAATATATGAACCCGAATCTTTGTAAAATAAATCACCATCTTCAAAATTACCAACTCTTAAATATAATTCATCCCAAGCATCAGGATATTGATTTTGGCTATTAATTAATGTTGTTTGTGGCGGTAAACTGTTGTTTATATAACCCGAATATTGAGTTTGAATAATTTCTGGCGATATAAGATCAGAATTGTTCGTTACAAAATCATTAAAATATTTTCTGTTATAATTTGAAGGATTACCCAATTTTAATACCACATCTTTTTTCAATAAATCTTCAGATAACTTATTGGACATTGAATTGATCTGTTCAACCGCAATTTGTTTTGCAATCGTGGTCGGATCATTTGAAAGATTATCAGGTTTTTGAACAATAAATGTTGATTTCATCATATCAAATAATGAAAAAGTGGCAATATTTCTGTTTTGTTCAAAAAAGTTTGACTTAACCTCAACTTCATTAAAAAATGAAGGTGCCGAAAATTTATCACTTTTCTGGCAAAAATTTAAAAATAACTTTTCAAACTCATCCAACAAATCTTTATTAAAAACCGAGAATATTTCTTCAATATTCGCATAACCATATTGATTTGTTGTATTTGTTAAACTGAATGGTTCTTGAACCTGTTGATCGTTTTTTACTATTTTTAAGTACTCATCGGGTGTCGGCTGACCAATAATATTATTATCAAAATAACCGAAGTTAGATACATTCCATAATGATCTCACACCACCATTAAAAATGGAAGGATAGTTATTAGAAAAATCATTATTCAATTCATTTTCCACTTGATCTGATCTTAAGTGTCCAACAGAAGGAAACACCAATACGTTATCTTGATCTGAAGATGCAAAGTCAGAATTACCTAATATTTCACCATACACAAAGTAATTACTAATAACATTTTGGTCATCAGTACTCTGATTTTCTATTTCTCCAATCTTAATATTTTTGTTTAATATACCTGTACCTACATCAGAAGAAGAGTAACTATTAAATAAATCATTACTTGTAAAATAATAATAAAAATCATTTAATACTTGCGGATAAAATCCACGATTAATATATTGTGTATTATTTATTGTTTGATTATGTGAATAATTTAAAGAATTACCATTTAAATCATTAAAGACATATTGTTTTTGCAAATTTCCGGCAACGGGGTCATAACCATTTTGATAATCAAAATCACCCCAAACATTAGATAAAATATCGGTGTTTGACGTATAATATTGTTTATATCTGTGCCATATTGAGCCATATTTTAAAATCCAAAGATAAGGTATTTTATGTATTGCTGAATATTTGTTAAACACGCTTGAGATGTAATTTAAATATTCCACCGAACCTTGTCCTGAATTTTCATTTTGGGTAATATAGTTGGTAAATTTTTCTTTCAGTGTTGAAAGTGGCAATGAATTTAAGAATAGATAACCCAATGCAACATATGGATTAACATTATTATTTTTTTCTTTTGCAACACCATCTATTATCGCATTGATAAAGTACGGTGTGTTTAATATTGAGGTGGTCTGTTTGGACGTTAGTCTGTTTGTTGTTGGATATAATGAGGAATAATCAATATAAGATTCAGTTAAATACAAATTATTTTCTGTGCGAGTTTCATAATAAGTTTTTAATTGTTCCGTTGTATTAATATTGTCTGAGGGTTGTGGAGATTGATCATCTGATGTGGATTGATTTGGACCACCCGATCTGTTATTCAACCAACCAAAATTCGTTAATAATTTCTTTTCGTAATTGGCATCCACATTATCAAAAGATGCGATTGTTTTTTTCGGTTCATAAACAGTCAATACCTTTGTGGTATCATTTGATTGTTTGGCGTCCTGAAATACAGAACCGTTTGCCATATTTTCTTGAATCCACTGTAAATCACCAAAAGGATATGTATCCAAAAATGATGAAGTATTAGTTAAACTATTCGCTAAAAGATTTCTTAACTTTGCAATCGCATCTCCATCTGACGACGAATTCGTTGATTTACCATTATTTAACGTCTCAATTGAGTATACCCTATTTGGGTTTTCTAACATTACTTTTATTCTATCAGTAACATATTCGTTTCTCTTAAATAAATTCCAATTCGTTCCTTGACCATTTTGTGATGTGGATTTTAAAAATGATAATAAGTTGGTAAGATTAAATTTACTCTCTTTTAAGATCTTCAATAATTCGGGGTTATTTTCAACGCTATTTAAAATGTTATTGAACTCAATTTGAGTGAAAATTTCGTTTGATTGTTTTTCTAAATCATCTGTAATGATTTTACTGTAGTTAGATAAAACATAACTTCTTTCAAATATCTCAAATAAATAATTTGTGATAATGGTATTTTGATAAGGCAACCTATTAAAAGGGAATTCGGTCGCAATAATTGGCGATAATTTTGTTTGTTGAAGGTCGTTTTCAAAGTTAATAAACGCAGTAGGAGTTTCTTTCTGAACTGCAGCCGTTAAATATTGTTCAACAAATTCAACCTCAGGCCAAGTGATTGGGTTTGTGTTGTCTGAAGCAATTCCTGTAATACCAGGATATTTTAATTCAAATTGTGAATTTCCATCTTCATCTTCTTCCAAAACAAAATATTGTGGCCAAGGATAAATAACTTTGTTTGTATCTGTTATGTTTTTGGATTCTGAAGATAATGCTTTTTTGTTTTCACTTAATACACTATTAATTCTATTTGTATTACTTCTTTGATTCCACGCGTCTTCGTGTGTATCATCCATAAGTTGTAAAAATGTGTCTGCATTTGCACAGACCACAGCAAAAACATTTCTTATTGTTGGTTTAAACCCTAAACCTATATTTGGATCTACAATTTTTTTGGATAATGCGTCAGTTAATTTTTTCTGTATTTCTTGTACTTTTGTATCGTAATCTTTTTCTAGTTTGTTTAACTTATTTAAAAAACTATTTGATTCTGTACTATTACCATTTTGACCAGTTACACCAACAATATTACCAAATTTAAAAAATGAATTTGAATTTCCTTTCTCAACTTCAAAAGTTTTTGCATTTATTCTATAACCATCCAAAAACAATTCTCTAATAAATTCACCCTTAAATAATTCAACTTCATTATCTGTTAAACCAGCACCCAATCTTAACCTTGCAGTTTCACTGAAATTAACCTGATCTGTTGGATTTGTTATATTAACCAAAAAGTCATCCAATTTAATATCAAATGATAAATTTGAATCTGTATAAACTTTATTATCTATTTTATATCTTCCGTTTTCACCAAAAGAAGGGTTTTCTTTTAATAAACGATTATAATTCTCTATCTTTGATTTTAAATCCGTTATCGCATCTTTATAAAATTGTAAATTATTATCATTTTTCTTTAATTGATATAAGATACTTTTACCTATACCTTCGGCTGAACTAGGAACAACATAACTTTTTGGATCAATAAATTTAGTAAAGAAATTTTCAACTGTAGTACTTAAACCATATACCGCATTTCTATATTCATCCAAATTTTTTTTATATTGATTTGCATCAATTAAAACGGAAAAATCTTGTTTGGAATATGTATCCATCACAAACTTATCAAACCTTTCCAATCGGTTAACCATTTCACCCATGCTGATTTGTGAGGTCACAGGGAAGTCGTTACCAATTAAACCTTTGTCCCTATATACTTGATATACTTGTTGTAATTTTTGATATCCTCTTGTTGTATCCACAACATTAATTCGTGTGGTTGTATTATCATTACCTGTTTGTGCAACACTTTGTGATTCACTATTAGATGAACTATTGGAATTAGTTTGAATTGTTGTCGGATACATCTTTGATACCGTAAACAACTGATTAAGATTAATATCATTTAATAAAGCGTGTGTTCGTGCAATGAATTTTGTTGATATTATATAGTTACCCGTATTCGCATCAAACCTCGCATTAAAAGTTTGTAACATCAATTCATATCTCAAAGCCTTTCCAAAATACCCTTTTAATGTTAATTCAAATAAAGGATATGGCATTTGCATAAAAGCAGAATAAGGTGAATCTTCTCCCTGTTCAAATAAAGCCCTTCCTTGTACATCCACAAAATCAATATCCACAACAGGAGTATATGAAGAATTAATTTTTATATTTATATTGGTTATACCTAAGAATTGACTATCTGTTTTGTTGATAATTCTTTGATCCGTGAATTTTTGTGTTTTACCATCAGATAAGGTTTCGGTATTGGTATATTGTTGTATTTGATTTAAACCCTTACCTTCCAAACTACCTTTACCTGTGATCTGATCAGACCAATCAGTAGTATAATTACCCGCATTAGGAAACGTGAAATTGGTTTTTAAATTTCTATCTTGATTTAATTGACCGACTCTTAAATTAGTATAAATCGGCTCTTCCAAACCCTCACCTACAGCTAGTTTTGTTCTAGGTAATATCTTTGCAGTCAATTCTGCATACATCACCATATCCTCGTGATTTACCAATCTTTCTTTTACCTGCCCTTGACTATCAACAACTTTGTTTGGGTCAACCACGTAAATATTTTGGAAATCACTCTCTACATATATGTTTTGAGAATTTGAATAATCCTTATTTGCCATAATAGAAGAAATAATTATCTAACGCATCTTTATAATCTTGAAGGGAAGCAACCAACGGAAAAGGTACGGTCAATACACTACCATCAGTTATATTATTTTCCAATCCACCATATTCAGGATTGCCCATCAAAATTAACCAACCAAAATAAGGGGTACCATATATTTCATAACTCAATTTGTCCAAACGACTACTTTCCTGTCTATAAACATAACGCTTATCTGTAGGTTTTGAAGGTATTTTTACAAAAGGAACAATAGTTTGTTCTCCATTGACTATAAAATTCTGATATCTGTTATAATATCTCATAGTTAATTAAAACTTTTTTTACCGTTAAATGTCTGACTATTTCCACTATTTTTGGTAGAATAAATCTGATCAAAAAACCCTTTCTTCGTTTGATCGGTAAGAGATGAAGGTGTTTTAATATAATTAAATTTCCTTTCTTTATCCCGATCATATGGTTTATATTCGTCTTCAAATTTTTCAACAATTGACTCCAAATTAAAACGAGCAACTTTACTTTCACCCCAATTCTTTAATGTATTATAATATCTATATAATGAATTTGAATTGGTTTTAACCAATTTTGTTACATAACTATTCCATTCAGGTATTGCTTGTAAACCACCAGCCAATAGATCTTCAATAACTTTATTTGTGTTATTTATTACATTATAGTATAAAATATTTGCAAGTCTAATATCCACGGCCCCCAATCCTAATAATGTATTTAAACCTGAAAAATCATAAGAGGTATCATTATATGGTTTGGTCGGATCCATTAATACATTACTTGCAAAAATTAAATCATAAAAACTTTGTAAATCGGTACCCACTTTTGAAATATCATTTTCTAATTCTTGATATGTGTTAGTTGGTGTCGGATTATTTGAAGTATCACTCACTTCAGTTGTTGCAGTTAATTCATATATAAATGCCGTGTTTTTTCTATTGGCATAACCATCAGAATTTGTTAAGATAAAATTAAGTTTATCAACGGTTTGAATTAAATTGAGTTGGTTATTTACC